GGAAAATAGGTTTATGGACGGGTTAGAATCACTGGGTGAAAAGATGTCTCGGCGATCCAAAGAGATTGACCGTAACGTCAACAAGCTGGTCAAGGAGGTTGCACTGACCGTCCACCAAACTGTGGTCGTAGCTACTCCCATTGATGAAGGCCATGCAAAGTCCAATTGGAGGCTCGCTTTGGGAAGTCCGTTGCCTGGAACAATCACAGCTTATTCACCGAACGGAGGAGCAGTCACCAACGAGATTGCCGCCATAGAACAGGCGAGAGGAGCCGTCAGAGGCCGTAAGTTGGGCCAGCCGGTTTCCATTGGAAACAACCTCCCATACATTGGAAAGCTGAATAGTGGAAGCTCTCGGCAGGCTCCTGAAATGTTTGTTCAGATGGCTCTTCTATCGGGTATCGTGAAAGTTGCAAAAGCGAGAATAGTGAGGTGCTGAGTGGCAACTGAACGCATTACAATTATAGTCAATGATCGTGGCACTCGTACTGTCAAGCGGAACATCAACAGCATTGGTAAGGCAGGAAAGGAATCTGCCAAGTCCACCAACCTTCTCAAGAAAGCGTTACTAGCTGTTGGTGGAGTTGCAGTGCTCAAGGCTTTGCGGGACACCGCCGATACCTATACGTTGATCAACAACCGGTTGAGGATTGTTACGGAATCTACCCAAGAACTCGTGAAGGTGCAGACTGAGTTGTTTAAGATTGCTCAGGAAACACGTATTGCGTTCCAATCAACGGCTGAACTGTACACACGTGCAGCACTAGCTGCCAAGATCTTCGGAGCGTCTCAGGAGGATCTTTTGCGTGTGACACAAGCAGCCAACAAAGCTGTCGTGATCAGTGGCTCAAGCACCCAGGAAAGTAACGCAGGTCTCATTCAGTTTGCCCAGGGGTTGAGTTCCAACCGGCTTCAGGGTGATGAACTTCGTTCGGTGCTGGAGAACATTCCTCGACTGGCCTCTGCTATAGCTGAGGGTTTGGGCGTCACACGTGGTGAGTTGAGGGAACTTGGTGCTGAGGGTGCACTAACTGCTGAGACAGTGATCGAAGCACTGCTGACCCAGGAAGATAAGCTGAACGAGGAGTTTGCACGAACCAACGCGACAATCGGTCAGTCCCTCGTGCAGTTCCGGAATGCTCTTGTTTTGTTCGTCGGACAGGTGGACAAGTTCATCAATGGATCAAGCACCCTTGCACCGCTCATCCTGGCGCTCTCGAAAAACTTAGACATCTTAGCAGTGTCAGCCGCTGGTATTGCCTCGGCCTTTGCTCTTATCAAATTCGCTCAAATTGCAAAGGGGTTCGAATTGCTGGCCTTTTCGATTGCGGCTCTGGACGCTGCAGCTGCTGGGCTCATTATCCTAGCCGCCAACCCGCTCGCTCTCCTCGTCTTGGGCCTCACCGCTGCCACTGTTGGGCTCATAGTACTGAACAAGGAAATCAGGAACACTGAGACTGTACTGGGTCGGATTGTTGCTGTTCAGGAAAAGTTCCTTTCTCGTGAAATACTTCCAGATGAAGTCATCAAGTTGCCTGACTTTGATAAGGCTCTCATTGACATACAGGAAGTGGCTGCAGTGTCTCTTACCGCTCGCCAAGAGATCACCTCCCTGACAAACACGGCGCAGGCTGACTTGACTGAATCAGGTAGGGACCAAATCAATCAGTTGATGGCATTCATTCGCAATCGTCAAGCTGTCCTCCGTTCCAGTCTCCAAGAGATAACTGAATTGCGAAGCGGACCCTCTATCGGACGTGCAAGTTTGCAGCTTGAGAGGAACACAATACAGCCGTTGATCGAGCGGAACAAGGTCTTGGTCGAAGAAATTAAAAATGCAGCGGCTCTCGTACAGTCGGCCGAAGATCAAATCAATGAAAGGTTAGAGACGCTCAACCGAAGTACTGAGGCAGCATTCAAGAAGCTATCAATAGAGGCATTGAGTGACTTTGTCAAGGAGTTCAGGGAGTTCGACGCAGACCTCAATGGCGTGACTACGGATGTACAAGACACTATTAGACGCCTCTCTCGTGCCATCAAGGAAGACCAATTTGAAGGAGACTCCAAGGTTGCAGCAGCCGCTCGTGATCTTCTCGAAGATTTGAGAGAGTTGAGCAACATCGACCTTACCAGACGTGCCCAAACCATAACGGATCCTCTCGCCAAGCAGATCAAGGAACTGGAAGACCTGCAAACTCAGCTGTTGAGCGCTGAAGATGGTGCCACCAAGTTCTCTCGTGCTGTCGAATCTATCGACTTCCAGCTGTCTCAGTTGCAGACCCCGTTTGAAGCACAACTTGATGCCTTGGACAAGGAGATCGCCCTGCTGCAAGCAGACTCGGTGCAACGCAAAGTTCTCATCAATGACATGGCCCTGGAAGCAGCTCAACGTACTGCCAATGGACAACTAACCCAGAAGGAACTGCAGCAGCTTCGAAGTCGATTGGAATTGACACAACAGCTGAACGAGCAGAACAAGAAGAAACCAAACCGATTCACCTTGGAATTGTTCGACACAGCGCCGTTGGATGCCCTCACTGAAAAGCTATTCCCAGCGGAGGCAGCGGTGGCAGAGTTCAGCCGGTCGTTGCTCTTGCTGGATGAAGCGTTTGAGTCCGGTGTTATAACCGCAGAGGAGTTTGTAAGGGTTTCAGAAAGGCTTGGGGCTGTGTTCCAGGAACAGGTGGACCCTCTGGGCGCTGTGACACGATCCCTGAACCAGGAGATCAAGCTGCTGAAAACCGACGCAGGTGCACGCGACCAATTAAAGCGTCAGCTACAAATAGAGAACCAATTACGTGCTCAAGGCGTCACTGTAACAAGGGAAATGTCGGCCGAGATATCTACGCTTCTTACTGAGATTGAAAAGCTAAATGCCGTTGCACCCGATCCGTCACCGCTCGAAGCGTACAAGACCAGTGTCTTGGATATCGGACCCGCTATTGAGAGCACCTTCGTTCGTGGGTTCCAGGGTGCCGGTGACGCCATCGCAAGGTTTCTCACGGAAGGCAAGGCAGGGTTGGAAGATTTCGGTGATGTGCTTCGGGGTGTCGCCCAGCAGATACTGAGCTTAATCATTCAGCAGGCCATCATCGCGCCAATCGCTGGAAGCATCACAGGTGCTTTTGGCTTTCAGAATGGTGGGGTGTTTAACAACGGTCGAGTCGTGCCGTTCGCCAACGGTGGTATCATCGGTGGCCCTTCTCTATTCCCGCTGGCCAACGGTGCAACGGGGTTGGCTGGTGAAGCCGGTCCTGAAGCTGTGTTTCCATTGACCCGACTCCCCAACGGAGAACTCGGTATCCAGGCTGGTGGAAGTGGTGGAACAACGAACTTCTCGCCGACAGTAAACATCACTGTTGAGAGTACTGGACGGGGTGAAGAAGCTGACGAGCGACAGGCCACCAGAACAGCAGCTGAGGTCCGCCGACAACTTGATGCTGCTATGACTCAATTCACTCGCAGGCAGCAACGGCCTGGAGGCATGATGAACAATAGGAGTATCGTCTAATGCCGCTCTTGACCTTTCCCGCAATCCTCCCCAGCTACGGCAGCGACCCAAGGAACAGCTTTCGTGTTCTCGAAGCCAAGTTTGGTGACGGATATTCCCAACGTGCTGGTGATGGCCTGCACGGGAAACAAACTGATTGGACCGTTCTGTTCGAGAACTTGGAGATTGCCGACTCCGACACCATCCGAGATTTCCTGGACGCTCGTGGAGGTGTGGAAGCCTTCTTGTGGACTCCACCTAATGACGTAGAGAGAAAGTTCGTCTGTCAAACCTTCTCTGGGCCCAGACCTACTGGTCATTTCACACGAACGATTCGTGCGACTTTCCGAGAGGTGTTCGACATTGCCTGATGCAGATCTAACTGAATCGAAACAAAAGTTTCAACCAGGAGACTTGGTCGAGTTGTTTGAACTTGACCTTACAGACTTGGGTGGGGGTTTTCTGCGCTTCACATCTTCGGCGTACACTGATCAATCTATCTTGTTTGATGGTTTGTTGTATGCACCGTTGCCAGTCGAGGCCAGTGGCTTCCAGTGGGACGGAACTGGACCGTTGCCGACACCCACACTACGCATCTCAAACGTCTTGAATGTTGTGAGTTCTGTCATCCAGGAGTTCAGCGATGTCGTGGGAGCAAGGTTTACTCGCATTCGAACCTTCCGACAGTTCCTCGATCTCGGTTCTGACCCAGACCCGCTGGCTCGGTTCCCTGACGACATATATGTTGTCGAACGGAAGACCAACCAGAACAAGGTGTTCGTCGAGTGGGAACTTAGTGCCAAGATGGACCAAGAGGGTAAGATTCTCCCTGGGCGTCAGTGTTTGAAGGATTCATGCACACACCGTTATCGCCAGTGGGACGGCATCTCAGCGTTTGATTACAGCAAGGCCACCTGTCCCTATGTTGGTGTCCCGAGTTTTGATCGCACTGGTTCACCGGTTGCTGATCCAGAGGACCAATGTGGTAAGAAGCTGACAGATTGTCGGTTACGGTTCGGCATTCATGGGATCCTCCCCACACGCGCCTTTCCAGGCATGGCAAGGATACCAGGATAATGTATGAGAACCTATATCCTCAGATCAAGGCGCATGCTGTGCTTGAGCATCCCAAGGAAAGCTGCGGGGTGGTTCTTGAGACCTCCGAATCTGTTGAGTACTTTGCACTGATAAATGTAGCCAAGGATCCAGTAGCCAACTTCAAGATCGCTTGCAAGGACATGCAGGCACTGGAGGGCAAGGTGTTGGCCATTGTGCATTCTCATCCTGACGGCAACCCGTTCCCAAGCGAATCGGATATGCGAGGTCAACTCAGCATGCAGGTTCCCTGGGCCATATGTGTGTGCGATGCGGAGTTCGCCCACAATCCTTTTTGGTTTGGAGACCAAGCTCCGATGCCCGAACTGGTGGGAAGAGCCTTCCAACATGGTGTTACCGACTGTTACGCCCTCATACGGGATTATTACCGCTCTGTTAAGGGTGTGACACTGCCTGTTTTCCCTCGGTCCTGGCTGTGGTGGAAGGAGGGTGGTGACCTATACCGTGATGGTTTCGAGAAAGCTGGTTTCTATCGAGTGGACGACCCAGAACCAGGAGACGTATTTCTCGCGCAGATTGGAAGCCCAGTCCCGAATCATGGTGGTGTCTATTTGGGCAATAACCAAATACTCCACCATATTTCAAGCCGAAACGGTTATGACCCTGCGCGGATCAGTAGACGGGATACTCTTCTGCGATGGAAAAAGTACATCACACACTGGGTGAGATACCGTGATTAATGTTATCTTTGAAGGCGCTCTGTCAAAGTATGGGCCGTATCAAATGGAGGTCGCTACGCCCAACGAGGCGATGCGTGGCCTGCTGCTGCAGGTTCCTGGGTTAATGGAGGATCTGTGTGAGGGCTACTATCGCTTTTGTCGTCACCACGGTGATTTGGTTGATGTGCTGACTGAGGATCGCTTAGGTATGAATTTCGGTCAAGCCGATACGTTCACCATCACCCCTGTCGCACAAGGGGCTGGTGTGGTGGAAAGCATCATATTAGGTATCCAGTTTGTTGCTGGTATTACTTTTGAAGTCGCTGTTGGCACTGCAGCATTCACTGTACCGGTTGGTAAAATTCTCATTGCTGCTTCTCTGGTTGGTATAGTTCAGTTGCTA